CAGTCTTGGCAGCTTGATATTGCTGATGCCAATAACATCCCCATCTTAAATAGCATCCCATTAGTCACTGGGGTTGATTTACTAGCTCAGTTTAAACATCTAAATTTTGGTGGGGCGCTGACTGTCACGACAGATGGTAATGCCACCGCCATCCCAACCTTTGATAATCTAGGCTCCACAAGTCATCTTTACTTTACGGTGTAACGAATGAGCCAAGAATTTGACCAGTGGATTCGCAAGATTTCACTGATAGTTTCCGCAGATACAAAGGGCATTGACCTATCTGCCTTCAGGATCAGATTCACCATTCAGAATGCTGATGTGGAGACACCTAACAACGCCATCATTAGGGTCTACAATCTTTCGCAAGACACCATCAATGAGATTCGCGGCATCAAGGGTGAGTACAGTGCAGTCACATTAAATGCTGGATATGAGAATGGCAACTTTGGTGTGATCTTCAGTGGTACTATTGTACAGTTCAGGGTTGGGCGTGAGAGCAACGTTGATACATACCTTGACTTGCTTGCCATGGATGGCGACATTGGGTACAACCAAGGCATCGTTAACGGGTCAATTAGTAAAGGATCTAAACCTCAAGATGCCATCAATGCGGCAGTAGCAGCGATGCAAGCTGAGGGAGGTTATCTTCCACAGTTCGTGGATAAGCAGCATACACCAAACATCCGAGGTGTGGTGCTATTTGGCCTTGCCCGTGCTAAGTTGCGCTATCTAGCTGACTCAATTGGCGCCACATGGTCCATCCAGAACGGTCAGGTGAATGTGGTGCCTATGGATAGCTACATCCCAGGTGAAGCTGTGAAGATCAACCGTGGCACTGGGTTAATTGGGATGCCCGAGCAGACTGATGGCGGCCTGAAGCTGCAATGCTTACTAAACCCAAAGATTAAGATTGGCCAGTTGATTCAACTCAACAATGAGGAGTTCAATCAGCTCATACAACGAGATCCAGATGCCGCATCGATAGCATTCAATCAATGGGCTGGGTTCCAATACAACACGCCGCTATCTAAGGATGGTACATATCGTGCCTACGTCGTTGAGCACCAAGGTGATACACGTGGCAATGATTGGTTTAGCAATCTGGTATGCTTGGCAGTTGATCTGACTACGGGCAAATTGACAAATGAGGCTACAGGTTAATGAACCCAAGAGAACGATTTGAAAGTCTACAGGATACTTTGTTAGCGTGGTCTACAGGTTGGCAACGCGACATCTGGACTGCGATGCCGGGTGTCATTGATAGCTACGACCCAACTACACAGACTTGCGTAGTGAATGTCCCCGTCCAGATCATGATGAAGTTGGGTAACGATACTCCACAACCTGTTAGCATCCCACCACTGCTAGATGTGCCAGTGTTCTTTCCAGGTGGTGGCGGATTCACATTGACGTTCCCAGTGGTTAAGGGTGATGAGTGCTTAGTGGTATTTGCCTCGCGATGTATCGATGCGTGGTGGCAGAGTGGCGCAACTGGCGCAACACCTACCTCAGGTGTACCACCATTCTTCCGCATGCATGACCTGTCAGATGGCTTTGCATTTATCGGGTTCAGGTCACAACCCAGGATGCTTTCGCCGAGCGCTTCAACCACAGCAACTGAATTGCGGTCAGATGACGGTACTGCATCACTTCACATTGAGACCGGCAAGATCACAGTGAGTGCAACAACAGTTGAGGTAAATGCTACTACAGCTAATGTGAATGCAGCAGCAATCAATTTAAGTCACGGCGGCACAATGTTTAAGTTGATCAAGGACACATTGATCACTTTATACAATGCCCATACACACACATCTGCAGCCCCGGGCGTGCAGACGGCGCCACCTACGGTCCCACTTACTGCAGCCGTGGCCACAACCATCGTACAGGCGGAATAAATGAAGTATAGACGACTCGACAGCAACGGTGACTATGTCTTCGGGCAAGGTGACTCAAATTTCATTCAGAACACTCCTGCCACAGTTGGTCAAGCTGTCAAGACTAGGCTTCAGCTTCAGCAAGGTGAGTGGTTCCTGGACACCTCCATTGGCACCCCATACAACTCCTCAGTCATGGGTACGGGTACTATTAGTCTATATGACTCCGTTATCCAGAGTGTAATCCTGGAAACGCCTGGTGTGACAGGGATCAGTGCTTATGCAAGCGGAGTTGATCCTTATAGTCGTAATGCTTCAATCACCTGCACTATAGATACAATCTATGGTCAAACTACATTACAAACTACTTTATAAAACATGCCTACCTATCCTCTTGCTACTCTAGCACCTACAGTCAGCTCATCAGGCATCTCTACCCCGCAGTACGCTGATATTTACCAGAGCCTGCTTGCCAGCTTTCAGCAGATCTATGGCGCTGACATCTATGTCACACCAGACTCGCAAGATGGGCAACTGTTAGCTATCATCGCACAAGCAATCTACGATAGCAACCAAGCCACTGTCACGATGTTCCAGAGCTTTGCACCAAGCTTTGCCCAAGGCGCCACATTGTCATCACTGGTAAAAATCAATGGTCTTGCCCGATTAGTCGCCACGAACTCAACTGCTGTAGGCAACGTGGTTGGCACTGTGGGCACAATCATCACCAATGGTGCGGTGCGTGACGTAGCTGGCAATCTCTGGAACCTTCCTACATCGGTAACGATCCCAATTGGCGGTACCATATCAGTGACTGTCACTGCGCAGGTTGCTGGCACGATCGCAGCTGGTATAGGTACCATTAATCAGATCTACAACCCGCAACTTGGTTGGCAATCATTCAGTAATACCACAGCCGCCACACCAGGCGCTGCAGTTGAGTCTGATGCCGCATTGCGTACGCGCCAAGCACTCTCCACCGCCTTGCCGGCACTCGGTATCAAGGAAGCTATCTACAGTGCAGTGGGCGCTGTGAATGGTGTAGTACGATTTGCACTCTATGAGAATGACACCGGCTCAACTGATGGTAATGGTATCCCAGCACATAGCTTCTCGATTGTGGCGCAAGGCGGCACAGTAGCAGACATCACAACTGCTATTGCCACTAAGAAGCCGCCAGGCATTCAAACCTACGGTAGCACTTCAAATGTTGTATACGACAAATTTGGCATCCCATCTACGATCAACTACTATGTTTTGGCGCAGGTACCTATCTACTTTGTAGTGACTATCAAGGCACTAACTGGTTACGTGTCAACTACTGGCACCGAGATCATCAATGCCATCGCGGCATTTGTTAATGCTACGGTAATTGGTGAGGACGTGTATCTTGCTCAGTGCCAAGGCGCTGGGCAGTTAATTACTTTGCCTGAGGGTCAGACATTTTACATCTCAGATTTCCGTCTAGGTATAGCACCAGCGCCAACCGGCACGAGCAACATCGTAATCAACTTCAATCAGGCTGCTACGTGCTTAGCTGCTAACATCACTCTGAATGTGACCTAACATGATTACAATCAACAGTGCCACGTACACTGATTCAATACCATCAGCTAACCAGGCAGCACCAAACTTTGTGGCCACTGTCTCATTGGTGGCATCAGCATGGGTAGACAACTCAAATGTGGCGTTGGGTGGACCTACCGACTATGACTTGGATGTGGCAGTAGGTGCCCAACTCGATAAGATCGGGCAGTGGATCGGTATCACTAGGTATCTTACTGGTGCCATCTCCGGGGTATACTTTGCCTTTGATGATCCCACCTTAGGATTTGATCAAGGTGTTTGGTTGGGGCCATTTGATTCACCAACTGGGATCTTGGTGCTACCTGATGACTATTACAGGTTAGTACTTAAAGCTCGGATCTTCAACAACCGTTGGAATGGTACGATCCCAGATGCTTACAGTTTAGCCGCTGTGGTGTTAGCACCACTTGGGGTGGAATTGTTCATCATAGACCACAATGACCTGACGATGGACATAGGACTCGTAGGTGTCAGTGTCCCGACCCCGCTGATTAAGGCGCTGTTCCAGCAAGGTGTGATTAACATTCGCCCCATCTGCATCCACGTGTTAAATTATGTCTTCCAAACTACCACAGGCCCAATCTTTGCGCTTGACTTGAATAGTACAGAATTCGCCGGGCTTGACCAAAGCTCCTGGGCACAATATATCACCAACTAAAGGTTAAACATGCCAAATAACAATTTTAAACCATTCTCAATTGGTGGTGGTGCTAACGTCTTGACCCAAGGTCAGTATGAGGCACTTACCTCACTCATTGCCAATGGGTTCTCCGCAGGTACTGCTTTATCTCCTCAACTAAACAAGGTCTGGCGCCAGTCTACCATCATGGCAGCCGTCTTGGGCGCACTTATCAATGACATAACTGGTCAAGACGCCATTGATGATGGTACTACAACCACGCTTGAGGCGGACATCTTTGCCGCCATCCTCAAGGCTGGCTATGTCGCTGATACTGGTGCCGTGAATGCTTACGCGATCACCTTGGCCCCGGCACCGCTTGCCTACTATGACGGTATGATTGTGGGATTCAGCACAGCAAATGCAAACACCTCCACCACGCCCACCCTCAATGTGAACGGGCTCGGTGCCATCTCCATCAAGCAAGTCGGTGGCGCAGCGCCAGTTGTAGGCCAAGTGGCAGCAGGTGCTTACTGCCAAGCTGTGTACCGCTCTGCAGGTCCTCGGTTTGAGCTGACCACGGGTAAGTTTGCGTTGGCGGATGGTAGCAATGCATCTGGGACGTGGCCGATTAATGCAGCTACAGCAACTAATGCGATAAATGCGATAAATGCGATAAATGCGGATATTCTCACGAGAAATATTGCTACAAGGGCTTATTTATCAACTTCTCTCACTGTACCTGCCACAACTGACACAAACATAATTTTCCAAACTAGTGAATTTGATACCTCATCTGGAGCGTACTCTACAAGTACTGGAATTTTTACCTGTCAAGTAAGAGGTAAGTATTTAATAAATGTGTATCTTTATGTCACAGTAAACACAGATGGAAATAATGGTAATCTTTATTTAAAAAGAACGGGAAGCGACACGAATACTAGATTGTTCTACACCAAAAAAGTAGATGCTCCTAGCAGCATGCAAGGTAATATCCTATTAAATTTGGAGGTTGGGGATACAATTCAATTCTCACTTTATTTATCTGCTGGCGGTTCTATAATACAGACTATTGGTAATAATTCATCGGTGTCATTTATTAGACTTGCTGAATAATTTAAAACGACACCTTAATCCCAATGCTAACATTACCAATCACATTGTTTAACTTACCCCCAATTGTCACATATTGGAAAGCAGCTCTCCATGATGAGGGTAAACAATAGGAGATAACGGGGTGTAAAATTGCGGAGGCGAGCATAAATGTGTCAACCACTTCAACAGATGGATGTTTACCAATTATCCAAGCAGATTCAACTTCATAAAATTGGTCAGGATGCTCTGCAATATAACGAGTCTGTCCCCAGTCAACAACATTGAGGGTTTGAAAAGCAGCTTCGCGGTAGGTGTCAGCAGTAGTCCAGTTATCTGCTGCCATCGCGCTTGATGGTAGCGCCAACATAAACACCAGTATGTATCTAAGCATGATCATCTCCTTGTAAGTAGATAGTTACATTATACCATCCCGCAGCAAAAGTACACTAGTTTATACACATTTTAACAACTGAAAGATACAATAATGCCAACCAATGACTTTAAGGCCTTCTCAGCAGGTGGCGGTGCTAACGTATTAACACAAGCTCAGTATGCGGCACTCACCACATTGATCGCTAGTGGGTTCCAGACTGGACCAGCTAATTCGGCTCAGTTCAACAAAGTCTGGCGTCAATCAAGTATCATGGCAGCGGTACTTGGCGCCCTGATCGGAGATATTACTGGGCAGAACGCAGTCGATGACGGTACCACTGGGACCTTGGAATCCAACCTACTTGCTGCTATTATGCGCGCAGGTTATGTGGACGATTCGGGTGCGGTAAATGCTTATGCGGCCACATTAGTACCCGCTGTACTCGCCTACTACGATGGTATGGTGGTCGGATTTAGCACGGTTAATACTAATACGATCACCAACCCAACATTGAATGTGAATGGATTGGGTGCAGTGACAATCACAGGTATAGCCGGATCGGCTTTATCTGCTGGGCAACTTGCAGCAAATGCTCCTCTGTGGGTCACTTACAATTCAACAGGACCAAGATTTGAGTTAAAAAATTCTTCATCCGGCTCTGCTTCTCAGACATTCTCAGCGGCAAGAGCAATAGCGAGCACAAGCGTAGTACAATTATCTCAAACACCAATAAATGTAAAAACATATTTATCAGATGCACAACTTGCTGATGTTGAGGCTTATACATATACGTTGGATGTAACAACAGCTTTCCAAACTGCTATCGCAGCAGCGCAAGCTACAAAAAGAAAATTATTAGTTCCCTATGGTGGATATAAAATAACAGATTCGCTTTCAATGGCTGCTGGTACGCAAATTGAAGGTGAGACAGAATTCCAATACACGAATGGCTATGGTATTGCACCAAAAGCAACTACTATAAAATTTGCGCCTACTACTCAAAAGAGCTTATTTGTGCCAAATGATTCGCCTGCAAGCGGATTCAGATTCCACATATCAGTAAAGAATCTATACATAGAAGGGAATTCTGTAAGAGGTGGATCAACTACGAGCCTTTATGCAATTAATGCAAATGCAGTTATATACTCACACTTTGAAAATATTGGAATAACTGGATTCAATACGCCAATAAAATGCACATCAACAATTAATAATAGATTTGTTAATGTGTATTGTAATGGTACTGTTTCGGCCCTAATCTATGCAGGTACGAATGAAACAACAGATGTGTGGGAACAGTGCTCATTCTGGGGTTCACCACTAGGAGTTTCATTCTTGGGCTCTTCATTAGGTATTAGATTTTCAAAATGCTTATGGGAACAAATTGATACTTATGGAATGGATGTGGCAAAAGAGTGTTATAGCATTTTAGTAGATGGAGGATATTGCGAAGATGTACCATTTACTGCTACTGCAACAGGTGCAATGTTCCGAGTTGGATTTACCGGAACAACTCTCGCAGGGCCAACTTCCTTACAAGTAATAGGTGGATCATACGCAGGACGTAATGCTGGAATTATTGGAGACTTCTTAACAGTAGATTATGCAAACGGTGTTCTATTATCGAATGTAAATGTATCAAGATTTACCAATGTAATCAGGACAACTGCTAATACTACGAATTATGCAGTATGTGCTTCTGGAATTCAGTGGTTATCTTGTACAAATAGATATAATGATTCAACTAAATTTTCTGGTTTTATGGATTTTCAGTCTATTAATGCTGGAACAGGGACCATTGCATTTTTTAATTCGATGAATGCAGTTAATTTGTATGGAAATCTTATAGGTACTATTTCAGGGGTTACAGATGCGAGCAGTGCTAGTGCTGGAATAGTTGGCGAATATATAAATAGTACAGTAGCAAATGTATCAGCAGCAGCAACAGGGGTTTGGAAAGATTTAACTTCTATTACGCTTACCGCAGGGGATTGGGATATAGATTTAACTGTACAACATACAGTTAATGGAGCAACAGTTACACTTTGGCAAACAGGTGTAGGAACTGCGTCTGGTACTGGAACAACAGGTTTAGTTGGAGGCGATACAAGTCTTGCTTCTGCCCCTCCTGTTGCTGCTTATGATACGTCACTAACAATTGCTAGAGTACGGAAAACAATAAATTCTACGACTACGTATTATGCAAAGATACTATCTTCCTATACAGTAGCCATACCTCAGTTTAATGGAAGAATATCTGCAAGGAGAATTAGATAATATGATACCAAACTTTAAAATATTCCTCCTTATCCTTGCGTTTTCGATGGTTTGTATTTCGCAAGTTGAAGCTATTGAATGTACCGCTTATGCAGACTGTCGTTATCAAGGTGCGCCATTAAGGAATGCTGATGGCTCCCCTCATCGAGATTCTAAAGTTGTTTCAACATTTAAAAACTGCATATATGCCCATCAACAGGAACTTACTCAACAACCTGTACAGGCTATGCATTAAATCACAATTGCAGCTTAGCCTGTGGATGCGTTGATGCAGTCTGGAATTTAAATTACATCAAAGACGAGTACAAAACAGGTTATGCCATTCTTCCTAAAGATGCCAACGGCAAGACTCGTACTTCCCCAATGGGGTATATAGATGAGAATGGTATATTTGTGAATATGCAAAGATTTTCACCAGATAGATTAGAGCGAAAGATCAACGCATCAAATCCACCTCAACCAGACACGGCAGCTTGCGTTAATCAAATAGTGAAATAATCTATGTTTATTAGGTCATTTTGTAAAGGATAGTAAATGGAAGCAAGTTCTAAAAACCCAGTGTCAAGCTCACCTCGTCACCGCATAGATGATTTATTTCCTCTATTCAAGGAAATACAAGCCGGACAAAATTTATTGAACGACCGACTTACTAGACATATGGAAGGTGAAGAAAGACATATTCAAGAAATTAACGCGACTCTAAAGGATTTACAAGAAGGACAATCGGTTCTAATTGATTGCAGGCTTAAGGCCTTCCCGAAAGATAAAAATGGAGACCCAGATATTTTAGGTCATTGTGCAGACCATGAAACTCGTATGCTTGAAGCTGAAACAACTAAAAAGTTTTGGCAACGTCAGCGTGAGCGAGTAGCAGATAAAGCCATGGATGCTTTACTAATGGGTGTTGTAGCCATTGGGCTGTTTACAGTTCATACATGGTACGGAGAAGTGATTGTGAAGATGATAAAGAAGGCTGCAGGTAGTTAATATGGACAAATTATCTTGGATTGTGGAAGCCGAAAAATTTACCGGATTACATGAAATAAAAGGTGCGGCCAACGAATCGAAAATATTAAACTTTTGGCAAGCTATCAAAATGGGTGGCATCAAAGATGACGAGACTCCGTGGTGCGCTGCCTTCGTTGGCGCATGTCTTGAGAATGCTGGAATTAAAAGCACACGTACTGGTTGGGCAAGATCTTATATGACTTGGGGTATTGCGCTATCGAAACCAGTTTACGGATGTATTGTTGTATTTTCACGTCCTGGCGGCGGAGGACATGTTGGTTTTGTGATCGGCATGGATAAGACTGGGCGACTGCTTGTGCTTGGCGGCAATCAAGGTGACATGGTGAAAGTTAGTCCATTCGATTTAACAAGAGTTATCGCTTATCGCTGGCCATCAACTATTAACTTCCCAATGGTGGCACTGTCTGCAAGTGATAACAATGAAATGAGTTCTACCAATGAAGCATAATTTAAGGAGATGAATATGAATTTACTTTTTTCACTGAGCGCCTTCGGATTCTTTGGATTGGGAGTAGCTGGGATGATTATACATGCAATTGTGAAGTGGGCACGAGGGGAACTGGCAGTAAGTGTATTCTCCTACTTCTTCCAAACCAACGTTAAAGCATCAACTCTGATGCTCATGTCAGCAACCGGTGGTATAGCGGGTCTGCTGCTTTCAGGTACGATAAGCAACCTACATGATGGCGCCCATGTGTTGGCGGCGTGGGGCATTGGTTACGCGGCAGACAGCGCCTTGAACACTGGGAGTGCTAAATGAATAAGTTAATTGGGTTGCTCTCAATAGCTGTTATTGCAGTGACCAGTTGGTTTACTTACCACCTTATGCACAAGCCAGCGTCAGTTGATAACACGCCAGCTATCACTGCACCAGCAGTCATTGCAGTGGCTAAGGAAGAGGTGAAGTTGGTTAAGATTCAGGCCTACAAACAGGAAGCAAAAGCTGTACTACCACTGCCACAAAAGATCAAGGATGATCAAGCAGAGCACGTCATAGTAGCTACGCAGACTCCAGATGATGATCATAAGCATATCATTACTACTATGGTGAATGCCGACACTGGCGAGACCACAACAATTGACCACAAGGAGCCGCTGCCTTGGTTAGCAATAGAAAAGAACAATGAGTTACGTCTTGATTACGGGTATAAGGGTAACCCTAATCCATTGCCTATAGTGCGTCTATCCTTTAGAGCCGATCTGATCCAAGTTAAGGCGCTACACTTTGGATTAAATACTTCATTGGACTTTGATGGTGAGTACTTTGTAGGTGGTGGGGTCGGTTGGAAGTTTTAACGTTCTAATGTTTACGCTTCTTAGGAGGCTCTTGGCCATCCTTGTCAGATTTTAATACCGATACAATACCAACAATGACGACTAAGACTGCTATACCGAAGTGGTACTTATACATGTGATTCTCCTCAGCTCGAAAGAGCGAACCGCGTGGTTGACTGGATGTCAGAGCCATTGAAGTGGCCGGATCAACCTACTTTAAGTTGTCGCCATCTTCTCCCAGCTCTCAACCACATCTCCTTGGCTGCGGATTGCGGGTACTCATCAAGGAAGATGATCTCCTGGCATGACGTGTTCAACAACAGCTTAGCACATGTCACGCATGGGCTCGTGGTCGTGTAGCAAGTCTGGATAGTGTAGACATCCTTGCATTGAAGTAGCGCATTCTGTTCTGCATGCACTGCTTGACATGCCTCCAAATCAGTGCCACTTGGTGCATGTGCTGCTGAGCAAGCATGAGGATAAACTAAGTCAGATGGTTTGTCTGGGTATACGACAGATCTTGCCTCATTGCAGTGAGGTTGTCCACTTGCTACCCCATTATAACCAGTAGCGACCACGTGACCTCTAGCATTGAGTAGCACACATCCAACACTTCGACGCAGACATGTAGCGCGCTTTGCCGTCACCACAGCCAACTCCATGGCCCACGTATCTCTCGATATTCTCATCTTAACTCTCCTTTTCCCACCAACGAAGTTCACTTCCTCTAGGTGCGTCACGCAAGGCCTCTAGCGTCTCCATCAGATGCCTAGGATCATTCCAGAGCAGCTTGTCTGTCTCAGGCTGAGGTAACATCTTATTGCCTGCAATGCATGTCCTGGCGTCATCCCAGTTAGTCTCATATATGTGGCTAGAAGCTGCCGTCAGATACAATTGCCCTGGTGAGATTGTGTCATCAGCCAGTCTATGCTCATTCACCGATCCACACACCAGATGACTCAGCATGCTGAAGTTGAACACATCGTATGGCAGTCCCAGCCACTGGTCTGATGATCGCATGAACACGTGACAATTGAGCTTCTTGTTCCTGATAGCGAAGAAGATGGCCACTGTGCATGGTACATCCTTGGTTGCCGGTGGGTTCTCACGCCAGATAGTCATACCAGCTTGTCGTGTATCATTATCGGCGGTCAACTTTGCAATCACATACGGCAGTTGGGCTTTAATCTTAGGTCCATATGCGCCAAAGAACTGCTCACCGTCATCACTGAAGTTTGCAATCCTTGAATTGTATGGTGCGATTGTGGCCACGCGGTCATCGCCAGATAAAATCCAGAACGCCTCAGCTACCATGAATCTATAACTGAGGTTACGATCAGGCACACGAAGCACCGGGTACCGCATATCTACCTCCGTCGTATATTGAGGCAATTCCTTAGTGTTCATCCCACGTGGGGAGACAATGCGTCCGGTATGGAGAGTCATCGCAATGAGTTCAAGCCACGTCCGTGAAAAATCTTTTGTGTTATCTTCCATCTTGCAGGATCTCCTTTATGATTGATACTAAGCGATAAGACTCATTAAACCGCTTTACATACTGTGGATGTGGCAACTCGATATGGTCAATATCCAGTGAATGAAGTCTTTGTGATGCTTTGTTGCCGAGCGCAATAACAGTTTGAGTTGGCTTGATGATGTCCTCAACTTGTTGATCGACATTAACCCACAACAGATCTCGCTCACTGATGCTGTCTTCATCAAGCAATCTTGTCAACCAGTGACTGCAACCATCACGACTAAATGAGGCGAATGGCCACTGATAGAACGAGTCCTGATCCTTGCGCTCAGCAAAGTCCTGCCCCACCAGCACCACTGGCGCGTGTAGATTGCCAGCTGACATCACATGCAGTGGATGACCGGCACTGACTACGCTGATTGTATTAGTGGCTAGCCGCTCAATTGCTAATTCTGAGTCACTGTACTTAGTATAATCGTGCGTCTCCCAGTTGAGCATTGTACCATTACTAACTATCATCGCATCATAGATCTTGTACACTGCCTCAAGCTGGTCCTCGTTGTCCAGCATCTCAAGCTGCTTGCGGCTTCGGTAGTTCTGCTTCACCACCGCAAGTGGTGGGTTGCAGTAGACCACACGGCCATCACATCTCATCGCTAGGCGTTCCAACATTCTGATGGTGATGTTGCCGAGACGATCCTGTCCCTCTCTGAACACAGTACCGTACGGGATCTCACTCAGCCAGCACCTATCAAAGACGACATCCTGATACCCAAGGAGTGCTGGCAACATGGCCTCTACGTACATCCTGGCTAGTCCTTTATTGACCCTGGGTAAGGCTGGGAAGTGGATGTACCTGGCGCCGGTGGCCTCAGCATACTTCTTAGCTAGGGTACTTTTGCCAGACCCATCAGCACCTTCGAAGATTGTAAGTTGTCTTGAGAAGCCAGTCATCTCACACCTCCAAGATGTTGAATGGGCCATTGCCAAGGGCCGGGAAGTGATCAGGTGGGGTCCAGCCGTGTGGCTTGACCACGTCGTATACAGTGCCGCGTTTGGATTGCTGTGCACTTACTGCTCGCACCTTTGCAATGTTCTTGCGCTGTACCTCGTCCCACAGTTGTTGCCACGGTAACCCCATCATGTCGGCGGTGCCCAGCGCAACATAGACAAGGTCAACCAACGCATCAGCCGCCTCATGCATGTTGAGAGGGCTGCGCATTGGATCATATGGTCTATGTTGATCCATCACAATAGTGAAGTGATTACCAGTGGCGGTATTGAACTCCTGCAGCTCTTCCAGCATGAACTTCACGCGGAACTGCAGCAGTTCGTATGGCAAGAAGCTCGGCCGCTCAGCACGCGGCACGTTGAACTTCTCGTGAAATGCTTGGACATCTTTAAAATTTTCGCTCATTGTTTGGTTCTCCTCATCTCATTGGCTTGCGGCATACCCACAAATTATTGCGGGCATTATCTGGGTATAATGGAGCAAAGATACAGCTGATTGCATCATTATCAAAATACTTTGATAACGCATCACGAACGTCTTTAACAGACTGATTCTGGACATTTGCTGATGGCGTAGACTTCCCAATGTGCTTAATGTCCATGAATACGCCATATCGTTGTTCAATTACGAACCCGGCCTTCTCAGTCACCTTCTGAAGTTCTGGTACAGTGTACTCATGAATGTGATTTGCTGCATGACGGACGCCGTCATAACATGGGGTAGACATCAGCATCGTGCCACCAGGTTTGAGCATAGCATAACATGCTTTCAACATCTTGACACCATGCTCTACCTTCATATGTTCGATGACCTCATAATGCACCACCACGTCAAAGCCCTCTGGGCGAGCTTTTAACAATTCCTTGTGACGCTCAACAAAGTTAAATTCGCCGTGGAATGTCAACCGTTGAGATGCCGATGGCTTCAGCTTGTTAAGATCTACCCCAGTATAATGATTGACGTGGGCTGCAGTGCCACCAGTAAGGATCTTGCTTAGCGGGCGATCTTCTCCACAGCCGACTTCCAGCACATTGTGCTTAGCTGTGATAAAGCGGCGGGCAAATGACCAACGCCAAAAGTGCCCGCTGTAATCTCTATGCAGCGTACGGCCGTGGCCTGATTCGTGTAGTTGAGTCGTATCATAGTCACGGTCATCACGATTTTTTTCTTTCTTTATCATCTCACTTCTCCTTGTGGTTATTAGGTAACTATTATTTTGCTGCCGGAACTTTCTTGCCCTGTTTAATCAAGTTGGCGCGGTACCATTTCACGTAGCCCTTCTTCTTGTCATCCAGGCCGAATGCGTCTTGCACCTTGGTAAAGATCTGGTCATCAGTGAGCTTGCCAGCCATGATCAAGTCACAGAACATCTGCGATGCTGACGGCTTCTTTTCCTTTGTGCTAGCTGGCTTCGTCTTATCAACTTTCGTTGGTTTAACTTTCTCAACCTTAGTTGCAGATTTTTTAGCTTTAGGCTCATCCCACGGCACACCGGCCTTGCTCTTCTTAGCCGTAACCTTTGTCAGCTGCTCAGCAGCTTTCTTATCACCAAAGAACGCCTTCTTCGCCAGGTCACGTTCTTTTGGTGTGAGCGCTTTCTGCTCATCTGACTTCTTCTTCGATGCTGCTTTCGCCGCCTCAACTCTTTCCTTTGCTGCTCCTTTTTCCACTATCATTTGAATCTCCTTAGTAATGTCCTTGGGAATTAATTTAACCAACTCCTTTAAAGCTTCCTCTGTCGCGCCCAAGTTCCGCGCAAAGGTTACGTAATTCCGCGCCGCCTTATCCACTGGGTAGTCAGGATACCGCACCCCAAATTCAGCGTCAAATTTACTTACTGGCAGCTTATCCAACAAGATGCCAGTTTGAGACAGCAATACATACTTCACTTCAGCGCCACGTGTTATCTCGATGCATGTGCGGCGTTGTCTGTCAGCGCAGACTGTAGGCATATTCTTCTCCTTAAGTTATGATGAATCCATTCTACAGTAGCCTCATCAAAATGTAAACTGATAGTTACAGCACTAATCAGATTTTCCGTCTTCTAGACTTAGACATCTGCTTAAGCGCATCAAATAGTGCTTGTTGTCCTCTGTGTTTAGATTTTAGTGCCCAGAGCATAGCTTCATCAATCGTGTCGCGCATGATAAAGTGGTGCACAAATACACTTTCAGCCTTGTTGCCTTGCCTCAATACGCGTCTGATGAATTGATCATATAACTCAAAGTTGAATGTCATTGAATGAAATGCTACGTGGCGCCCAACATGTTGCAGACCGTCCAATCCATGGGCGGCGGACTGCGGGTGCGCGAAGATGTAAGGTAATTCACCGCGGTTCCACGCCGAGATGATCTTATCAGTGTCTTTCGCCTTGCCGCCGCCGCCAAGTACTGGGATGTCCTTGCCAAACTTAGCTTTCAACCTCTCAAGGTCATGTTGGAAGTCGTAAGCGATAAGGATAGGTTGACCCTGAAGCTCCTCGATGAGGTCTGCAAGTGCATCTACCTTCACAGTGTGAAGATCGGCCCACTCGCGCTTCTGCTTGAGGATCTTGAACCCAGTGGCAACAACATCAGGCGTCAGGTATATCCCACCATTGGAAATTTGGCGGCATTTTAGTGACGCATC